ATTTGAGCAATCTGGCTATTCAGGCACTGCTCTGCTTGAGCTTGAATCTGTCCCAGTACTTGGGCGCCGCGCTGTGAACCGAACTGACCAGAACCCACCGCAGCCGCTGTAGCAGCAGGGGACAGGTTATTACGGATGTTACGATGGGCAACGTCAGACAAGCCTTGTACAGCCGATTGGATGTACGGACTCATGTATTGAGATGCAACACACCCCAGATTGAGGTTGGCTGTTTGGCAAATCAGGGGCTTGGCAGCACAGAGGGGGCTTGCTGTAGTACCGGCCTGAAGGTACGGAGTAGAGGCGCCTGTGATGTTCTGACCAGCAGCCTGACCTACTAGATTTTGACCAGACTGTATGCCCGCTTGACCAGTACCAAAGTTAGTGGCTACTTTGCAAAAAGCCTCAGTCTGTAGAGGTTGTGCGCCCGCAAATTGGGTTTGACCAGCAGCCTGCATCCCCTTGGATGCAAGATTACTAAGGTAGTCCGTGTAATACTGAGGCGCTACCGTCTCTTTATTTTGCGAACTTTGAAGCAAATCATTAGCCATTTTTAACCTTTCACTTGCTTGATGTAATCAAGCGGAGATTTAGCCTTGGGAGGTATTTTAGAGGTGGGTGCGGATCTCTTGTGGGCACGGAGCTTCTCGCGCAATCCATCCAAAACCTTTGCCCCAGCCTTGTTGTCGCCACCACCCAAAGCATTTACAAATCCTGCTGGGAAAACGTACTCTCCGTCAGCAATTTTAGCGGGTACTGGCTGTCCATGGGTTGTTTCTTTGTGAGGAACTTGCTTACGGAAGCCCTCAAGGATTTCTCGACCAGCCTTACTAGAGCCATCACCTAAAGCAGCAACTACGTCCGCGTCCATAACATAGTCCCCTTGATGGAGCATAGCGGGAATGTCGTCAGACTGACCTGTACCACCACCGCAAGCGTAGTAGCCTGTTATGCCCGTGACAAATTCAGGCTTATGACCATGAGGCATAGCATCATGATACTTCTGGGGAAGTCCCCCAGATGCCATGCCGCCCATGTTGCCCAATGGGGAAATTTGTGATTTGAATTGATTCAGCTTTTGCAAAGCAAGGGGCTGATGCCTACCGGAACCCTGCAAAAGTTCTGATTTGTCATCAATAAACTTTGGCATGTATTTAGGGTCTTGGTTGTAGCAATAAGTAGTGATGTCGCCGCCTGTTGCATATCCGGGAAGGCCACTTGTCGGAGATATACCTAGACTGTTTTGCATTTGCTGTGCCAAAGATGGCTCCATGCTTCCGTAAAGATTCTTAATTTCTTCTGGAGTCAATGTTTTTTTGTTGACTGGTTGGTTTTTAAGAACACTCTCAGTTGTATCCAGCCAAGGGATGGGCGATGCAGAAGAGGTGGACGATGTGGATTGCGCAGCAGCCGGTGTAGTAGTTGGCTTGGGGGTCGGTGCAGTAGTCGGCGCGGTGGTCGGAGTGGTAGTAGCACCTGTAGTACTTAAAGGTGCTTTCGTAGAAGAACTACCTGAAGGCTGATAAGTGTAGTTACCACTCACATCAAATGTAGGAAGAGCACCTTCCTTTTGGGCTTGGGATGTTGTGTTTGTTCCAAGCAAGCCATCAATAAAGTTTGATATTGAACCTACATTGTTTTGGGGGTCGCCAGGAATGATGTTGTTAACATAATCTGAAATTGTTGACGAAACATCTTTTGCATATCCGGTTTGCTGCAATCCGTAAGAGACAACGCTTGCAGGTAGGCCCGTGCTCTTGGCAATGTTTTGTACAACTGCTGAGATTAAGGGCTTCATGCCTTCGTTGGCAACAGCTTTACCCCAATCCATGTTGAGCAGGGCAGTCGCAGTTCCTGGAGAAATGCCAATTGCATTTGCGCCCAAACCAACCAGCAAGTTGGACGCTACATCCCCAAAACTTGTTTGCCCAGTAGATAAACCACCAAGGGTTCTTGCAATATTTACAGCAAAAGACCCGCCAGGTACTGCGGCCACTATCAATGGGCCAATGTACTTGGTCATTGCCAAATCAAAATTTTGAGCAGCAATTGCGTTGTCAACGCTTTGATTGTCAGAAATCATCATTGATCCCTGACCATCCGCACTCAATTGCCTAAGCTGATCCATAGTCATGCCATTTACGGCTGTACCATAATTCCACTCCCCATTCTTACCAATGCTTCCAGGAGTGCCGTTTTCACTTTGTCCACCAACCCATTGATGATATGTGGGGGAGCCAATAACAGTGTCGTAATGCGCAAGTCCAGAAGAGATGAGCTTTGCGGCGTCACCGCTTAAGACGGGTACACCATAGCGATCAGTCACTACATTTCCAGAACCGTCTGTTACAAATCCGTTTTGAATTATGTTCTGCATTTGCGCATTTGCAGAAAGGGGCGCAGTAGCTTTATTGTCAAACGCGGTTTCCGCGCTATTAACGGAGTCGCCTAAAGATGCAAGCCCAGTTGTTTTATCGGTAGTCTTGTCGACAATTGGGGTTTTCTCTCCAAACGCGGCTTCTGGCGTATTTACAGATGGGCCTAATGAAGCCAATCCTAATGGCCCATTTGCTTCAGCTTGTTGGGCGGCTTGTTGTTGCGCTGCGGCTTCTGCTGCTTGTTGTGTAGCAACTTGCGCTTGAGCGTATCCACCATCAGTCTTGCCCTCGCTGGCGGCGGCTGGTGCAGTATAGCTAGTGCTCTCACTGGGGGCACTATAACTATAGCCACCGCTGCTCTCGCCACTACTACCACCCTCATCAAAATGACGCAAATGTTTTAGATTTTGATTAGACATTTCACTGCTCTCTCTGGCTTGTTACGTTCATGATGCCAACCATCTGTTGCGCCCATTGATACCACTCATCAAAGCCGCGATGGTCGGGGACTCCAGACTGAACAAAGTAACCTATTCCGTTTAGGCCATCTACCCATTCGCGCCATCTATCTTCTGGAACATAGCCAAGCTGATTGGGCGCAAATAGTTCTGCCATCAATCTGGAGTATTGATCCCAACTCATTCCGCGAGGGTCGTATGTAATCATTATGGATTTCCATTGCCGCGCACATCACCGACATCTATGCTCAACAAGATGCGCCCCATAAAGAAATCTCCATTTTGTGTGTTGCTCACAAACTGAAGGCGCATTTCGCGGCGCTGTTCTTTCATGTCAATCTTGAGCGTGTCAGGATTAAACGTATACGGATCTGAAGGATCGTCCACATCATCCGCATAAGATTTTCCTGTGATGATGACATCCATAGTGCCGGTCTGTACAAAGTCAGGCTCAATTCTTTCAATCCGTGTCCACACGTTGTCGCCAGGCTGCTCCACAGAGCCGACAAGGCCACCACGCGCACCAATCACGTTAGTCTCTACCGACGATTCAATGGCGTCTACATTGTTTGTATATACACGGTTTGTACCTGTCTCGTGCTGCCATAGTGTGTACTTGCCGGTAGTGTTGACCTCATTACCGCCCCAGATAGGGCGTCGGAATACTTCAGAAAACACACCAGCCGAGCGACGGGCACCGAGAGCAGCGCCTGCGTCATACCAGCACTTCTCGCGCACGTTGTAGATGATGGCGTCGTTGCATTCTGTGCTATCTCCCGAAGGAAAAAACCACCAGATTTCACCCCAGCGCGGAACCTTGCTGACCCACACCTTTTGCCTCTGGGCATAGTTCAGGTTATCAAAGAAGTAGTTGAAGTTCTGCTTGTTCTCAACTTCCTGGACAACACCGTTGTAAGCGAGGAAACGGTCTGTACCAACCCAATAGAAGATGCCATCGTATTCAATGACGCATTGGCTGGAAAGGATGGAGGACTGCTGGGTAATCAGATCATACTTCCAATAGAAGGTCTGATTTCCTACTGTGGTTGGGGCGTAAGTGACACGAACCACAGAGTCCAGTGTCCAGAACAGGCCAGCAGGCGATGTTGTGCCGCCGCGAAGAGGTAGCCCCTTGACTACCTTAGTCGAGGATACGTTGTTCTTGTTGGAGTCAGCGGATGTCCAATTGTTAAAGTCACCCGCTGCACAGTTTTCAATCAGGCCATTGTTTCCGTACGCAAAAAGGTACGGGAACAGCATCACAACACCGCCAGACACTGCGATGTTGTTGTCAAAAGTCAGGGTCACTGTGCCACTTGCGGTTGCATTGGCGCTCAGTGTCGCCGTCCACACTCCAGCCACTTCTAATGCGGACACAACTGTAGTCCCTGCTGGTATGCCTGTCCCCGTAACCGAAAGACCCGCTCCAATTGCTGCAATCGTGGTTGCAAACGTCACAGTAGGCGTACCAATAGTAGTAGTGCCTGATGCCGTAAAAACGCCTACAGGGGCCAATGTAGTGCCTGTGAAGGGGCCATACAGCGGGCGCGTATCTACCGACGATGAGATGTCATTCAGATTCTGGCCTGGATGACCAATCAGGTTATTCTGACCATTACCAAGCGCATCGTAGCCAATGTCAAACTGCCACAATGTATTCGCATTAGGGGAGTAATAGGTAAGGCTTGATACATATCCTGTAAAGCCAGAGCCAGTCCCGCCGATGCTGGCAGAAGATATGGTTACAGGTTGGTTGTGGGGATAATTGAGACCACCTGTAGTCACAACTACGCTAGATACTAAGTTGCTTGCCACCACCACAGTAGCCAAGCATCCCGTTCCTACCGTGGTAACAATTGGAACATTGGTGTATGTGCCGTTGGTATACAGGCTACCTTGATTGACGATTTGAATCGTTGCAACGGGGCCAATAGGCTCAATCTGGGTTGGGCCAAAACCAACAGCGTTATCGTTGTCGGTTGTCCATTGTTCAATCCCGTCGCTGTATCCAGAAATCACATAGTTGAGGCCGTCTTGGGCACTCATAATCATTCCACGACTGATGCCTGTCGCGTTTAGGAATGAGCCGTTGTAGCCGCCAATCTTGCGGGGGCGGGAGTACTGGAAGCGTACCCACTTCCCGTCTACATAGCTTACAGATGCGAATTGGGTTCCGTCGCGCTGGATGCCCGGCCCAACCTGCAACATTATGACTTTTGAGGTCATTAGAAGGCTCCACCATTAATCCCCACGGGAAGACGTAGGCCAGTCGATGCTAGTGTTCCAGCATTCACCCCATTGATTGCAAAACCTAATTGGTTGGTGGCGGCGAGATACAAACCAGTGGTTGCGCTACCGCTGAACGACAAAGATGGCGCCGCAGCAGAGCCATTCCCTAGTGTCAAAGCGTTAATAAACGATGATGTCGATGTTTGCGCGTTGTAGACGTTTGTTCCATCACAAATAGCAATAATGGTCTGATTCTGTGGGAGGATGATGGTCGAACCACCAACTGCGCCTGTACTGAATGTAAGGGTATACGAGCCAGTTGTTTTGTTTTGCAGAGAGTACAACTGCACCGTCGGAGGAAGAATAACTGTACAGTTGGATGTCAGTGTCCCTGTGTACTCCTGAATGATGCTAGATGCTTCGGCAGAGGTCAGGGTTACAGTCCCGCCAGTGACATTCTTCACGAGTTGCGTAAAGAAGAACTGAGCAGATTGCCCGTAGGCGTAACTGTAGTAAACAGTCCCAGTCGAGACTACAACAAAAGATTCTGCAATTTGAAGCTGTGCGCTAACCTGGCCATCAATCGTATCGGTGCCAGTGAGCGCCACATTCAAGATACCCTGGCCATCGTTCTTGATAATGACGTACCAGCTTGCACCCACATCCGATGCGGAAGGAAGAGTAACGGTTCCCGCGCCGCCATTCCAGACATACAGGGCAGCACGGTCTGCGGGGTTAAACGTATAGGCCGCAGAGAATGTAGAAACGGGTGTCTGTGTGTTCAGGGTAGTGCTTATAGCCTTCAGCCCATAACCAGCCAATGTAGCTGCATTAGCTGCGGATGTACCGGCGCCGAACTGGACAGTGCCCCATGTGCCATTGATTGTGCTGTTGCTGGTAACATAAATGTACTGAGCAATGCCGGAAGCAATTGACACAATGGTGTTACCGCTGTTGTCCACCACGGTGAAGGCATAGGAACCAATGTTGCGAATCAGTGCGCTTTGACCTGTAGACACCGACTTCGCGGGCGGCATATACAGCTTCAAATTGGTATTGACTGTTGCTGTTACTTCAATGATGTTGGCAACAACGCTGTCAGTATTACCATTGATGGGCCATTCCAGAAGAGTATCGTTACCAATAATTAGGTTTTCATAGCCAACTTGCGATGGGCTAATAGTAGCCCCAGTGTATGGATTAACGTAGCTAGTCATGTTGATTCCTTTTAGCTATCAATAGCCACTGCTTGACGGTCACCAACACGAGCAACGTCTTCTGCTTTCAGTGCTTGAAGGGCTTCTGTATATTTCTGCTGGAAAATTGTACGCTGGTCATTTTTAAGGAACTGCATAGCTTGCAGCAGTGTTCCAAACAACATGGCGTTGGGAGAATTTTGTGTAATCCAGTTGGTCTGGTTGGCAGAACTCAATGGAGCTATGCGCTCGTAGTAAAGCACCTCAAAGGCATAGGCCGTATCAGGTGTTGGTGCCACATACCAATGATCCCAATCTGTATCTGCGTAATACAGCGGAATACTAATCTGATTAGTATCAGGCCAGTAGTTCTTCAGGTACTCGTACTTGCGCAAATAGACTGGCTGCTTCTTTCCATCCACGGTTACGCTCATGGATACAGTTTTTCGCCAGCGGGCGGGCTTTTGGATTAGTGCGTTGCCAACTTGCATATTGGCCTCTGCTACCTGAAGTTGTCCAAGGGTCTTAATCTCTTGGGCTATCTCAAATTCAGCCAGCGAGATGAAGGTGGGAATGGCTTCTACAACAGCGTGGTCTTTGCGCTCCAGGTACTGTAGTACTGTGGATGTCAAAGAATCATATGTCATGACCCAAGAAGGGATAAGCGCCATTATAAAATCTCGTAAGTTGTGTCTACAGTAGCGCCACTTCAGCTTGACGCCGCTTGAGAAGGCCAGGTAATACCTTACCGCCGCCCTTAGACCATAGCATTAACTGCTCTTTGGCCCCGTCCCAATCTTGAGCGTTGATTTTCCTCTTTAATGTGCTTGTTTGCAACCTTCCTATACCTAAGTTATAGCAGAAGTCAACAATCGCATTACATTTTCGCTCGTCCGAGGCAAGGATGGGGCAGTTTCTGAGGACGCCGGGGAGGAATGTGTTCTGGAGTTCACTCATTAATAGAGCATTAGCGTCTTTTTGCTCGATTAATGGGTCATTGAGGGTGACCTTTTTTCCATGCCCATAATAGGTAGAACCATACCCAATAGTGGGTATACCAGCGGGGCAAAGATAGGGCTTCGCCCTGAAGCCCTCAAACCGCCTACACAGTTCTGCGGCGATTTCTAGGTTCATTACAAACCTCGTTTAGCCAAAGTGCGGTCGAGTATCCAGTAGTTAACCACGCCAGACAGGAGCGCCATGTCGTCCACGCCCCATACGCTCTTCATCAGTTCGGGGGTTCCGTAATTGGCAATGACGGTTGCTGCCTTAAACACGCCGTACAGCACCAAAAGGTAGTAGGTCATTACAGGGCGTACAGATGCGGATAGAGAGGCTACCCGGCCCCCTGCGGCCTTGACCATTTCTGTTTGTTGATTGATGGCTGCGTTGAATGCGTCCATCACGCCAGTGTCTACTGCGGCTTCGCGTTGAGCGCCGATTTCTGCCAGCTTCTGTGCGCCGCGAACCTTCTCCAGTTCGCATTGCTTATCAAACATAGCAAGCTCGTGGTCGCGCTCGTCCTTCTTATCAAAGTACTTGATAACTTCAGGAATTAAGCGAAAAAGGCCCCCAAGAAGGGAGCCTGCGATACCACCACCGAGTAGTTCAAACATTATTTGTCCTGCTTCAGTTCAAGTTTGTCCATGATTTTGTTGAACATCTCTTTGATGTCCCGCATGTCTTCGCGGTAGTCATCCCGCTGGACATAGACTTTAGGAATCTCTTCACGCAACTTGGCAAGGTCAGACTTCAAGTCCTTAACCGCCGCCCACAGTTCACGGGCAAACCACCCACAAACAGTCATCGCTGTTGCCAGTACTAAGTTTATGAGGGTTTGCTGTTCCATGATAGCCCCTACCAGACCACTGGTTGGTTTGTAAGTTTACGGAGGATAAGGTTGAGTCCGGTCAGGGCCAGTGCCTGGAGGTCAGCACTCACCACAAAACCAAACTTCATTTGTGCAGCCAAAGCAGCAGCGCACAGCACGTTCACCCAAAATGTCTTGGAGAGATAGAACTTCTTTCCAGTCACTTGGCTGACCAGTGCATCAGACGCTGCTGCTGCAATAGCTTCGTTTACATCAGTCATTCTGCTTCCTTGGCTTCGGCAGGCTGCTCTTTCAATGCATCTTTCAGCATAGTCAAGAAGGCGTCCTTACCGACATTGAGTTGTTGCAGTTGGAATTGAGTCGAGCCGATTTTGCGGTCAAGGTCAATGCAGTGGTGCAGCAATACGGTTTGTTGTTCCGTAAAGTCAGCCGCATCGTACTCAACTCCGTCTATGTTCACGATTTGGGGCTTTTTGTTTTCCATATCGTAGTTCCTTTCAATGTGCCGCCAAGGTCGGGTGGCGGCTTCCCGTTATACCGCCCAAGGCAAAGGCGTGTTCATCGGGCTGACAGGCGGGGTAATGAGGCTGTCAATTTGCCCTTGTACACATTGCTGTGCGCTTGTAATTTGTTGCTCAGAAATCCAGCCAATGACTTGCGCTTCCGTAAGTTGGTCATAGGGAGTGAATGCTGCGCCTTGCTGCAAGGTGAATTGAGTGTTGCCGTCAATGGAAGCAGTGTATGTTCCGTCTACACCTGTGACTTGCCACAGGGCGTTAACGACTACATCTGTCTGTCCCTCAACTTGGGGCAGGGTGTACATCGAAGTAATGGTGGTGGTGAATGTTGTCATGTTATTTCCTTTGGGTTATTTGGCTTCAAGTGCTGCCAAGCGTTTACGAAGGGATTGGATTTCCTTGACCAGCATCGGGACAAGTTTGGAGTAGTCCACCGCCATCATTTCTTCTGGGTCGGCGGGTTGGTGTACTGCTTGAGGTGCAACTTTTACTAATTCTTGAGCAATAAAGCCATACTTCACAGAAGATTTATCGGAAATAAAGTCAAAGCTGCGAACTTGGATAGCATCAATATCACCAGAAGCAGAAGGTGCATCAACAATGTTTTCTTTCAGACGTTGGTCAGAAATAATGTTGTATGCAGTACCTGTTCCAGTCGAAGTTATAGAACCAACACCAGTACCACCTTGATTCAGAAACTGAATCATGTACCCAGTGCTTGTAGAGACTGCGTTGTCATGACGAACAGTTATTGCATATTGCGCATCAGTATTGTCGCGATAAAACGATGATGTTGGCAAACCTGATGGATAGCCTTCAACATACAAAGCTCGGTTTGTGTTTGAACCGTTTATAACAGTTAGTTTTGCCTGTGGTGTTGAAGTCCCCACCAAGAAGTTACCAGAGCCATCAAATACACCCCGTGGATTCCCATCCCCATCAGACAGCACGATGTAGTTATTGGCTGTGCGGATGTCGAGGCCACCTTGATTGCCTGAAAATGAACCAAGAATCGAATTTTTAAGTCCAGTGGTCATTGAAACACCGGACTGATACCCAATAAATGTGTTGAGTGTATTTTGCGATCCACCAGAAGCCGCGTTGTATCCAGCTTGATAACCAATAAATGTATTGGCTGAACCAAGTGTCATCGTATACCCCGCCTGATAACCTACAGCAGTGTTGTTGGAGGCTGTGGTGTTAAAGTAGAGGGCTTGCTGACCAATAGCAGTGTTATTTGAGCCTGTGCTGTTGACTTGCAAAGCGCCACTGCCAAAGGCGTTGTTGTAGTTGCCTGTGGTGTTGGAATACAAAGCACTTTGCCCAACTGCGCTGTTTTGTGTGCCAGTTGTGTTTGAGTACAAAGCATATCGCCCGACAGCAGAGAGCAAGTCGCCTGTGGTGTTTGTGTAAGCTGCCTGATACCCTACAGCAGTGTTGTTGTTGGCTGTGGTGTTATTACGCAAAGCGTCGCGACCCCAAGCGGTGTTGTATGAACCTGTTGTATTTGAATAAAGTGCAGTTACACCGCCAGCAGTATTTTCAGCGCCCGTAGTATTTGACTTTAATGTTAAATATCCAAGAGCCGTTACGTTTTCCGCTGTTGTCGTGTAAGCCGCTTGATAACCAATAGCTGTAAGTCCTCCATTGGTGCTGTTCGTATACCCCGCCTGATAACCCACGGCTGTGTTGTTGCTTGCTGTGGTGTTGGAATAAAGAGCAGCTTGACCAATCGCTGTGTTGTATGAACCAGTTGTGTTGGAATAGCCAGAATTATGACCAAGAGCACTATTTGTTGAGCCGCTTGTAGTTGAAAGTAAAGAATTCCTACCAACAG